GTCAAATCCTGCAAAAGGTGTTTATACAAACGACAACATATATTGTAGAGTTTTCACGAAAGACAAACCTTATTTTACTTTTTCAAATCTACAAAAAACAGATGGTAATATAAGAAAGTTTTCGTATTCAGTTTTAGATAATACATATAATTTAAACATAGCACCCCTTAAAAACCCCGGTTCCACAAATATTGTAGACGGTAAAGTAAAAAAATACATGTTCTCAATAGAAAATTTGGCTTGGAGAACATCAAATAGAGCAGGATTAACTTATGATGATTTACCTGAATGTGAAAAGGGGCCGAATGGAGGGAGGATTATGTGGTTTCCACCCTATGGGTTAACTTTCAACGAGAGTTCAAAACCTTCATTTGCTTCAACTAGTTTTTTGGGAAGACCAGAACCAATTTTTGCTTATAAAGATACAACAAGAAGTGGATCTTTATCATTTAAAATAATTGTTGACCACCCATCAATTTTGAATTTGATAGTAAACAAGGAACTTGCGAACCAACAAACAACCAGTGTTAATGAAATTGTTGATTCATTCATAGCGGGTTGTCTCAAATATGATATATATGAATTGGCTAAAAGATGGAACACTTTAAGTAGAAGTCAATTGGTTGATTTACAGAAAAAAATAGTTCAAGCTAAATCTGATGAATATAAGGAATTAATTAAAACAGAAAATGTTGTTAAAACAATCCCAACTGAGGAGAAAGTAACTATTCCCGCACCTTCATTTGATTTTTCTACATGTTTGGATATTGGTTTCTATTTTGCAAATGATATACCTAAAGGTGATAATGAGAATTTCAAGAACTTATATGATTCTTATATAAGTAATTCTGATTATTTGGGAAACACCACGGCTAAAACATTTATTGAACAAACTGTCGTTTATAATTACGACCTCATCAATAAAGATTTGGTAGATAAAATAAAACAATACTTTGAAACTTTCCCTAAAGAAAATTCTTCAGTTAAACCTAGAATAACTATAGAATTGATTGCAAGTGCTTCAGCACCAGCATCCGTGGACTATAACTATAGCTTATCACAAAGGAGAGCTAATTCGGTAAAGGCATATTTGGATAGTTTATTTCCTGATTTTACAAGTTCTATTGTTATAACTTTAACACCTAAAGGTGAAGAAATTCAGATACCCACAATAAAAACAAAAGGACAAAATATACAAAATGTAAATATAACATGTAGTGGTGAAACACCAACTCACTTGAATGATAGGTTATATTCACTATCGGCAATGGCATGTAGGAGAGTTTCAATTAAATCAATAGATTTTGAAAAAGCACAACCGAGAACGGAAACAAAAAAAGGTTCCATTACAAGAGATACACCTGAGACAAGAACTGATCTTATACCATTACCCGCAAAACCCGCCACAGTAACAATAGAAGAAAAATTTAAAGAGGGGATTGGTAAAAGAATACTGAGAAGTTTATTAACAGAATGTGATTATTTTGAGTTGATCAAAGAGACGGATCCGTTTGTTTACGATTCAATGAAACAAAAAATCAAGTATTTCAACCCTGCTTTTCATTCAATGACTCCAGAAGGATTGAATTCAAGATTAACTTTTTTACATCAATGTACAAGACCGGGAGACACAATACCTGTAATAGATATAAATGGAAGACCTAAATATAACAACGCAGTCAATACCGCATTTGGAGCTCCTCCGGTCTTAATTCTAAGAATTGGTGATTTTTTTCATACTAAAATAATACCTGGTGATGTAAGTTTCTCTTACGAAGAAGGGGGAGGTATACAATATGATTTGAATCCGGAGGGTATTGGAGTACAACCTATGATTGTAAAAGTTCAAATGAATTTTACGATTGTTGGTGGTATGGGATTGAAAGAACCAATTCAACAACTACAAAATGCTTTATCATTCAATTATTATGCGAACACTGAAGTTTACGATGAAAGAGCTGAATGGACGGATGATTCTTTCAAACAAGTAGATGAGAAATTAATAGAGGAACTTTTTAGTCAAGTTGATCCACCAACCACACTTGATAAACAAAATAATTTACAGAATCAAGGTGGAGATACTATAGGAACAATTTTAACAAGAGTTACAACTGAATCCTCAGGAACTACAGGGGATACATCATATAAAAAAATAATGGATTCTTTGTATGATACAGGACAAGAATATCTGAACACTGTAATGAATAAGTTTGAAGAATTAAGTAAAAACTATAACAATCAAATATTACAAACATTCACTCAAAAAAATAATTATTCAGATGGTAAAACCTCTGAATTTGTAGGACCATTCTCAATGAACATTTTGGGTAAATCAAATGACTTTCAATCAAGATTAAAAGAAATTAAAGATGATGTTGTTAGAGGAATAAAAGACAGAAGTGTCTTCTTAATGACAAGATTAGATCCTTTTAGATTTAAAAATACGGATTTAAAAAAAGTGGAAAATAGATTAATAAGAGCTGTAGAAGATGAATATCTTTCCAAATCAAGTGCTATAGAAACATTGAGTCAAACACTTGTTCAAATACAACAAAACTTAGTCATAATATTTAGTAAATTAGATTTTGTAATCACCGAAAAGGATGGGTATATAACGCCTAGTCAAGAAGTTAAAGTGTTTAAAATTAAATCAACCAGTGAAACATTCAACAATGAGTTTCCTAATACCTTAGATGAATTGAAAAGTGATTACAAAAAAGCATCTGAAAAGTTGTTGGAGTTTTATAACCTAACAAAAGACAATAAGTTCATTAATTATGAAGTAGATTATGTTGAAGAAAATACTGATGTGGATTTGGATGGTAATACATTAGATACTGTTATTGATAGAAAATTTTATGTATTGATGTCAAATATAATAATTAATGACAATTCAAGAAACAAACTGATAAGTGACTTAGATTTACCCGGAGACCAATTATCCGAAAATGGACAAGAATTGGGTGAACAAATGAAAATCGGGGTAAACGACTTATATGACGATTACAAAACACAAAAAGAAAATCAAGATAAAAAATTTAACGAATTGAAAGATAAATGGGATAAAAGTAGTTATAAAACATGGAACGTATTTGTTAAAGGTAAAGAAAGAAAGTTCACATATAATGAGTCGGAAGAAGGTAATAATACTGACAAAGATAGATTGAAAAATATTTACAAAAAAGGAAACTCAAATAACAATAAAAAAACATTTAATGGTAAAACTATATTTTTATAATGTCCAACTTATATTTTAACAGGTATAATAACTTTTTAATTAATGGTAAACAAACTGTTGTACCATATGTTAAGATTCCGTCTAAAACATCGGACAAAAATTATATTTATAGAACCAATGTGAGTAGATTAGATAAAATAAGTCAAGAATTTTATGGGTCTCCACTTTTTGGATGGTTAATTTTAGCGGCAAATCCACAATATGGAGGTTTGGAATGGAATATTCCTGATAGAGGATTGTTAGTTATACCTTTTCCACTTATCGCCTCAGTACAAGATTATGAGGCAGAACTAAACAACCACTTCTTTTATTATGGTAGATAACAACGAAAATATATATGTTGAATTTGATTATCAAAATGTTGTACTAGTTGACCCAAATAAGGTTATAAACTCTCAAGGACAGGTCAAAGAGAGAGCAGTGTTTAACGAAAATCTAGTTTGTTATGCAAATTTAGAATGCGCTTTAACTCCAAGAACAAGGTTGGCGTTAGGTGTTGATAACAACACAAGACGTAATTTGATTTCTGTTGCTACCATTAATTTTTTGAATCCCAAGAAAGAGAAATTTTTGACAGATGAGTTTTATGATGAAATAACGGGTTTAGATACAATAAAAGGAAATGGTGCTAACCAAACTAAAGAAACTCCTGATAGTAATCCTCTTGGTTATGTAAAACAAATAACAAAAAATATTGATACAGGATTATTAGGTATTACTGATATTACAATAGATACTAAAGTAAGTGGTTATTTTGATGTTACCATAAATATGGAAGATTATAGAGGTAGAGCCCTTTTTGAAAAGGGTGAAGACTCGCCTTATGCTTGTTTTTTCACATATCCATATCCAATATTTTATTTGACGGTTAAAGGTTATTTTGGGAAGGGTGTTCAACATCAACTTGAATTAACAACTTTTACAGCAAGTTATAGTCCTGAAAGTGGAAATTTTAAAATAACTACTAAGTTTAAGACATATCAATATAGTGTTCTACAAAGATTACCCGTTCAACATCTATTTGCACTACCTTTTATGTATGAGAGTAAATTTACAATTACACCACCCTCAAACGTCGGAGTTCAAAGTAAAGAAATACAAACAGTTCCTGTAACAAGAGGGTTACAGAAAATTAAAGAAGTATATCAAGAATATAAATCAAAGGATTTAATAAAACCCGATTTCCCAGAAATAACTGTTCAAGACTTTATCATAAGGTTAAATAACTTGGAAAAGAATCTAATGAATGCTTTTACAGAACAAGATTTGTCACCCTTGACTGATTATAGTAATTACGTTAGAGATTTGGAAGATTTACAAAAAAAAGTGTTAACTGCAAGGACTTCATTCTTCAGGAAATATATGGATATTCAAAACTACTACATTGTTTCAGGTGCTAAAAATAAAATTTACACCTTCAAAAAAGAAGTAAGAGAAGAAAAAAATCAAATAAAAGCAGTCCAAGAATTACAATCTGACATAGATAAATACAACAAGTTATTATCTGAAAATCCTACATTTGGTTCATCAGGGACTAATCCTATTAGTAATACTATAAGTTTTGAGATCTTGAGTGTTGTTAACCCTGACATAGATTATGAAGAGACTTTCCAACAGAGAACAGGAAAGACTAAACAAGATGACAAAGCAGGATTTGATAAGTTTGAATTGGATGTAGGTTCAATTCTTACTTCACTCAATATCGGATCATCTCAATCAAATTGGTTTCAGTTTGACGAATTACCTAACAGCTTTCTCAAAGTGACTGAAAGTATGTTAAATCAGGCTAATATAAAGGGTAAAAAAATAGAGGATGATCTTCAAAAAAAATTAAGTGATTTCTTGGAAAGAAAAGATAATGGTTTGGGTTTTCAACCTACTATAAGAAATATGATTGCCGTTTTTATGGCCAACTCAGAGGCGTTCCTCAGAGTTTTATGTGATATACATTCCGCGGCGTGGGAAAAAAGAAACGATCCTGTAAGGGCGGGTGTAGTTCAAGATAAGAATAAAACAGTTACAAGTCCTGATTTGAAGGATTTTGTGGACATAAATGGTGAAAACTTAATTCCGGTATATCCGTGGCCACATTATTTTGTTGAGACTAATGATCAGAATGGTGAAAAATATATTCTACAATACCCGGGAGACCCTAAGTATATATCAAAAACCAAGGCGTATCTAACTGAAATTTGGCCTGAAGTAGAATTTGTTGAGGAATATATTCGGGCAAAGGCTAAAGTGATAACTTCAGCTGCCACTGAAACTTTTTCGGATTTAGGAAACTCAAATCAGAATGTTGATAGAATCTCACTAAATTCAATTGACTTTCCGGTCACAGATAGGTTGTTTGCAAACAAACAAGAGGTAAAGTTTCTTTTTGAAATTTGGGAAAGAGTTTTTACATCTTCTTTTTACCAAAGATTTGGTAGGGACAATGCGTCAAAAATTTTACCTCAAATTATAGCAGAAACTGAAACAATTAATATCATAAATGCTTTGGGAACGGACAATCCTTTTTTAATACAAAAGTTGAAAAATTATGATTTAAATTCTGCCAACCTGATTGCTTATTTGGCGAATGTTTCAAATCAGGGATTAGGAGAAAGTTGGCAGAAATACATAAGAGACATTTTTGTTACAAACTATATTGAAAACGAAGTTCAAACTGATTTTAGTATTTTATCAGAATCAACTATAGATCCAAATAACAACAAGATAAATCCCGAACCCAAACAGAAACAACAAATAATAGATTATTTGAACAGTACAACATCAAATACTTTTGAATTTTTAGACACATACCCGTTTGCAGTTAATGATTGGTTTAAAAAGAATTTAGCGGATGGTTCAAAAACAACAGATTTTTTCAATACATTGAATACTACAAAAACTTTGAAATTCAATGAAGATAAAAAGATGTTGGCTAATTTTAATAAAGATACAACCAAAACAGAAATTAGACCAATCACAAATTTTAATTATTATGGAACTTTAAGTTTACCGGATCCGACACAAGATTCTTTTATAGGGGGTAACTTCAAAAATTTCTATGAGGGACGAATTGGAACAACAAATATTAAAAATCAGATACCAACAGAAGGAGGAATCTTTTATAAAAATTATACAGGTTTAATCAATAAGATTCAAACAACTTCAATTTTAAACACGCCTTATTTCACTAATGCTATTTTAGAGGGTGTTAATAGATTTACATCAGGTAACTTATATCCTTATGTTTCTGCTGCGTATTTGTTTTTGAATAGTTTGCCATTGGCTACTTTAAGAGAAAAATATAAAACATACTCAAATTCACAAACAACTGATTTAGATTATATATTTGCAAGTATTAAAAAGTTTGGAGGTATTCATAGAGTTCCATATGCTTGGATATTGAGATATGGTAGTATTTGGCATAGGTATAAGGTATGGAAAAAGGATGGTGTTGATATATTGGAAAATATTTGGAAAAATTTTGATGCAAAACAAAACTATGATCCAATAACCAAAAATCCACAGAAAGAATACGTTTTAGATTTGGATGGTGTTCAACAAACAATTGCACTTGATAAAACAACAACTATACTATCGGATGTTGTACAAGAATATAATGTTGGTTTTTATCCAAAAGTAATTAATGACTTTAATATTTTTTGTAGAGGTTTCGGTTTATTTTCTGATTATACAAGTAATGAGATTCAAGAATTCGTAAATGCAACTGGGGATTCTATAGAAATAAAATTTACAGATAGTTCTTCATTCAACAAATTAGAAAAGTATAACCCTTCAAACCCGAAAGAATCTTTGAGATTTAGAACATGGTCAACGACTTTATTTGATAAAGAGGGAAATGTGAGATATGTTGTACCATCTTTCGGTTCAAATATAAATCAAACTCAGTTTGAATGTTTTGACGATAAAAATAAAATGAAGGTTAATGTTAAAGATAATCCGGCGGTATACAATGGTTCTATTAGAACACTTTGGGGATTACCTAACTACGGGTATTTTGACAACAGTCAAGTAGATATACCTAAACCTACCTCATATATGAAAAGTATATTCTTTAATGAGCCAATTCAAGAATCCTTTTCACTTAATAAACAAGATGATTACACATCAATAGAAGAAATATTTTCTGTATTTGATATAAAAGTTTTAGATAAATTAGAACAAGAGTTTTTAGATTATACAAGATCAATGTATGATGTTCAAATTATTAATTCTGGTGATACTACAATTAGTGTTATAGATATTACAAAATTAAGTATAAATGCAAGTGGGAAATTTAAGAATTTCCAAATGATGATGGTAGAACTACTGAAAATTGATACCCCTGTAACAAGTACATCAAAACAATTCGTTAGTGACATACAGAAATCACAATTCACTAAATTTATTACGAACATCAAACAATTTTTAGAATACGATGAGATAATGAAAATTGGTAATCCCGGAGGTTATGATAGAAGATTGTTTGATAGTTTTTCAACTGTGAATGCAATTGAAGAACCCTACACATTTAACGCTTACGTATCAGGATCTCTCCCAACTCCCGGGGGGACAACTTTACAACAATCAAGAGCGGCTTACCCCGAAACTTGGAAATTACTTGAATTATACGTAGGGTTTTCAAATGTTGATGGTCTGAGGTATTCAAATCAAGGATCATATATAACTGATTTTTTCATTGATGGAAATATTGTCTTCAACGAAGATAGTGTTCAAAGTCTTGCACCATTAATAAAAATATATGCAACCAAAAAGAAGAATAATCCGGCTTATAATTGGTCAACTTTCACAAACGATTTGAATGGATATATAACAAGAACACAAAACTTTTTGGATCTAACAATAAATTTTGTTTTCAAAAATTTACAAAACGATCTTCCAAATGTGGTTGAATCAAAAGAAGATTTTTTAAAAACTCAGGCAATCAATAGTGAAGTTTTACCATTAAGCTTGTGGGATAGTTTTAAAGCTTTGAATGATAGGTGGATTGCGGGATTTGATTTCAACCAAAAATGTCTCATGGAGGATGTTTTAATACTTGATAGGGCGAATAGGAATATAGGGGACAAGCATTTCTTTGATGTAATAAAAGTAAAAGTAATAAATGATTTTGTATCTAATCAATCTGTAACTATTTGGGGGATATTATCATCTCTCCTAGAAAAACATAATTTCAATGTTTCAATGAGATCCTCCTATGCAAACTTCTATGGTGTTAGTGAGGTACAAAAAGATGCAGTACCAAAAATAGAGGGGACTTTAGAGTTTGGTAATGAAATATTTGGAACATTTTTGAATGTTGATTTGAGAAAGACATCGCCTAAAATGGTGTGTATTCTTAGAACAATTCCCGGTGAACATTTGGATATGAACAAAAATAAAGAAGTTGGATTTAAGTCGGACGCTTTTGAGTTTAGGAGAGTTTCAGAGATTCCGCTTTTGGATGATTTGATAAATAAAAAAGATTGGGCTTTATCAAACAAAGTTGTGGCGTTCAATGTTGATGTAGGAATAAGAAATCAGAATATTTTCAAAAGTATCAGTGTTGGACAGGATGCCGGTAAAGAAACTTTAGAATCTGTTCTAGCAAACGAAAGATTGATAAAAAAATATTCCGGAGGTGATTTTTCTTCACAGAATGTTTCCTTATGGGACCTATATTCAAAAAGAGCTTATACGTGTTCAGTAAGTTCTATGGGTAATGCTATGATTCAACCTGAGATGTATTTTAACTTGAAACACGTTCCTATGTTCACGGGACCATATTGGATAACAGAAGTAAGTCACAAAATAAGTCCGGGATCATTCAATACTGATTTCAAAGGTACCAGACAACAAATGTTCAGTTACCCTGAAATCAAAAATTATCTACAAGCTATGTATAAGCAATTATACCTATCCTTGAAAGAAAAACTCCAAAGAAAAGAAGTTAAAACGACACAATCATCTAGTGCGTCAACCGCGTCAACTTCATATGTAGAGTATAACGTATCTTGGGGACAAACACTGGATCCAAAAGATGATTGTAAAAAATTATTGAATTCTAAATATTCTAATTATACGATCACAACACAGGATACGCAAGCTGTCAAGAACTCAAGTGATATGGCAAAAGAAATTATCAGTGAGGTTCCAGGAAATGATGACGAGGCACAAAAGAAAAGAATCATGACATTCATCACCATTTATTTATATTCTTGGGATAAAAGTGGTAACTTTGGTTCCTTTAATAACAATTTTTCGGGTGTTGAGTTGGGAATCTATTATGGGGAAAGTTCATCCAAATTAATTAAAAACCAATATGCTTGTCAGATTCCTGCAAATGAAAAGAAAAGTATACCATATGCTTCATTTGAAAATTCAAAAAATATGATTTTGTTGACATCTGCAAGATGGAGTCATTTTACTAAGCAAGTAGATTTGACGAATCCCGAATCTTATCTAAAACTTTGGATATTAAATTGGAATAAGGATCCAAAACCGGACGCTTTTTATGATGACTTCAAGAAGAACAATAAAAGTTTGTATGATCAGCTATTATCTAAAGTGAAAGATGCGGACAAATTAGCTAGAACACTAAATATATATTCAACACCTAAACCAAGCTCAACTCCAAGTCCTACACCAAGTCCTACACCAAATGGTGTACCTGAATTTGATGATAACTTTGTTATTAGTCAACTAGGTGTTGGAAAGGTAGGATTAAATGGTTCAGATGTTTATTATGAATTGATATTCACGGCTGAGGCAAAAACACCGGGAGGTAATACTAATAGGACATTGAAATTATCTAATAACGTTAGTGCAGATGTCATAATAAGTAGTGGAGGTACAGACACTAAAATAGGAACCTTATCTTTGACTAAATTTAACACTACTTGTGCAAATGGTGTAACTATCTTATCTAAATCTTTTGATGGTTTCGGATGTTCAGGAGATGATAAAAAATGTGAACTCGGAGTCATACCAAATAGCCAAACATCAATAATATGGGATACTGACATTAACTTTTGTGATCCCACTAAACCAGAAGCTCAAGTTGCGGTAGATTCATATGATAAACCTGGAGTTCAATTTAAGATAAAATTTAGTAATGGTGCAACAATTAATAGGTCATATAATAATACTTAGTTTTATTAGTATTATTATATGGTAACATTTGTTATTACTGATATATTTATATGTAAACGAAATTTTATGAATGTAAAATTAATATTAGATAGTTATCTTGGTAAAAACACAAGAACCACTGAAAAAGATTTAGGAAATGGAACTAAACAAGTTTGTGATTTAGATAGTGGAGATTGTTATACTGTCAGAATGAAAGACGGATTAATTGAAAGAGTTGACGATATGATCAACAAAAATAAGAAGGTTCAAGTAGAGACTCTTACTGGGGTTAAACGACTTTTAAATGATTAAAAAATGAGTATTGATAAAAAAATTATAGAAGAAATTTATAGATTTAAGAAAATCAATAAATATATAAATGAGCAAGATGTTCCCCCACCACCCGGAGGTGATATACCCCCTCCGCCAGGAGGAGATGTTCCTCCACCGCCCGGAGGAGAAGCTCCCCCTCCACCCGGAGGTGCGGCGCCAGCTCCCGGTGCTGAGGGGGCAACAACAGGAGGAACTGAGGTTGTTGATGTTGAAAATGATCCTGATGTAGAAAAGGTTGACAATAAAGGTGAGTCAGAGAAGGAAGGTGGAGATACTGAGGAATTGGATATTACCGAATTAGTTACTTCTCAGAAGGATATGAAAGAAAAACAAGATTCTTACTTTGAAGAGTTATTTGGACAACTTCAAAAACTTGAATCCAAACTTGCTGAAATGGATAATTTAGTCAATAAAATTAATTCATTGGAACAAGCTGTTGAAAGATATAGACCAAAAACTCCGCAAGAAAAATTAGAACTTAGAAGTTTAGATTCTGGACCTTTTAATCAAAAATTGACAGATTTCTTTGACGACAAACAACAAGATATTCAAAGGTCAGGAAAAAATGAGTATGTTCTTACATCAGATGAGGTAGAAAACTTCTCCGACAAGGATATTAGAGATTCCTTCAGTGTAGACATGGATAAGAATTTTGGAATTTAATTTGACTAAAGGTTTAATTTAGATTATACTTATATCGTAATTAAACCTTTTTTTATTAAATTAAATTTTATGATGTCTACATTAGATTCTGTCTTAGCTCAGTACGAAAAGTCAAAACAGTCAGGTTCTTCCGGGTCAAGTAAGATGACTCAAGAGGAAAGAATGAAAAAGTATTTCGCGGCAATACTTACTCAAAACGAAAAATCCGCACAAAAAAGAATTAGAATTCTCCCCACAAAAGACGGTAGTTCCCCATTTGTTGAAGCTTGGTTTCACGAAGTTCAGGTTGGTGGTCAGTGGAATAAACTCTACGATCCGGCAAAGAACGACAACGAAAAATCTCCATTAAACGAAGTTTATGAAGAGTTGAGTGGCACCGGTAAAGATTCCGACAAAGAACTTGCTAAACAATATAAGGCAAGAAAGTTCTACATCGTTAAGGTTATTGATAGAGATAAACCTGAAGATGGTGTTAAGTTTTGGAGATTCAAACACAATTATAAGAACGAAGGTGTTTTAGATAAAATCATTCCTATTTGGAGAGCAAAGGGTGATATCACTGATCCTGAAAAAGGAAGAGATCTCATCATTGAACTCACAAAGGCAAAAACTCCAAAAGGTAAGGAATACACTACAATTCAAACTGTAATGTATGATGATCCTTCTCCGGTATCTGAAGATAAAGAAACTGCTAAACTTTGGTTGGAAGACGAACTCACTTGGAGAGATGTTTATTCCAAAAAACCAACCGAGTATTTGGAAGCAATCGCAAGAGGCGAAACACCAAGATGGGATTCTGACAAAGGTGGTTATGTCTATGGTAACGATGAAGAAGGTGAAGTAACTTTCAAAAGTTCCAAACCGAAAACTGTTGATCCACAGGAGGACGAAGATCCAGATTCTGAATTGCCGTTCTAATCTATGAACTAAACCAAGGGTGAGTTAAAACCTCACCCTTTTTTCATTAAAATTATGTTATGGAAATTAGAGATTTAATTAGTGAGTTAGTAAAAAACTATGATAAAAAAGACCATTTACCTTTTGGTGTGGTTGATAATACTCTTTATGGGAAAAAAGATTTGGAACCAATCAAAGATAAGATATTACAATTTCCGGAGTTTAGTGGATTAACATCACTTGAAATAATTAATTCTCCTAGTTTTGTACTTGAAGGTAGAACGATAACGGCAGCAACATATAAATTATCTGATGTGTCAAAGTTCAAAGGGAACGGATATATTCTGTCTTTTGCTCTTACACCTGAAATGTATGATCCTAAAAAACTTCACGAACCTGTTAAAGATGGTGCAGCAATAACACCCGCATTATATGATCCAAAAACATTTGAACCTAAGAAAAAAATTCTTATTGAGTTCAGTCCTGAAATGGCTCAAGATCTACAAATGGCGAATGGAGAGGCGATTTTAAGACAACACCTTCACGATTTACTTGATAAGGTGTTAGATAACCCTGAAGACTATAGGGTTAAAGGTGAAAGAGCAGTTTTAGTTAGAGGATTTTTTGATGATGTTGATGGGAAAAAACAAGATACACCACCATTGTCGGTTGTTATGGAAGAACCAAAATACAAAATGGTATTTTATATGAATCCGGTAATTGATACTGAAAATGGGCAAACAATCAAAATGGAACTCAAAAGAAAGTATATACCAATTGAACTTGAAGATGAGTTTATGAAACTTTTTGAAGAAAAGATTAAAAACCTCTCATTAACTGAATCAGAGATAGATAAATTTTTAGAAGAAAATAAAAAATAAATTATGGCAGGAATTAAGAAAAAAGATATTGGTGGGATTAGTAGTATAAAAGACAAATTCTCAACCAAAACAAAATACAAAGAAACAAACTACTACAATTGTGGTGAGGCGTTTCATAATGCTTGTGGTATACCCGGACCTGTAATGGGTGGGGTGAATATGTTCTTGGGGCATACCAATAGTAGTAAGACAACAGCTATGATCTTAGCCGCGGCAGATGCTCAAAAAAGAGGAGATCTTCCGGTATTCATTATCACTGAAAGAAAATGGAGTTGGGAACACGCAGTTGAACTCGGATTGAAAGCTCAAAAAAATGAAAACGGAGAATGGGATGGTGACTTTATATTCAATGATTCATTTGATTATATTGAACAGGCAACCGATTTCATTAATGAGTTGTTAGATGCACAAGAAAAAGGAGAAGTTCCATATAACCTTCTTATTTGTTGGGATTCTATTGGTAGTATTCCTTGTAAGATGACTTACGATGGAAAGGGAGGTAAGCAACATAATGCTAGTGTTCTTGCTGATAAGATCGGTATGGGAATCCACTCAAGAATAACAAAATCTAAGAAAGAAGATTATCCATATTATAATACTCTTGTTGTGGTTAATCAGCCTTGGGTTGAACTTCCTGACAATCCATTTGGACAACCTGAGATCAAAGCAAAAGGTGGAGAGGCGATATGGTTGGCGTCATCATTGGTGTTCTTATTTGGTAACCAAAAGAAAGCGGGTATTAATCACATCACCGCAACCAAAAATGGTAGAACAGTATCTTATGCCATCAGAACTAAAGTATCAATTCTTAAAAACCACGTAAATGGTCTTGGTTATAAAGATGGTAAGATCATTGCGGTTCCGCAGGGATATATTGCTGACGACAAAGATGCCTTGGAGAAATACAAAAAAGAATACTCTCAGTATTGGAATGGTATCTTATCCGGAGACGGAGAAATTAAACTTGAAGAATCTGAAGAAGTTTCTGAATAAAATTAACCCCTCCTTAGTGAGGGGTTTTTTATTTGATTTAAGTTATTTTTGTATTATACTTATAAAAACATTTTCTAATCTTTTAACAAGGATGTGTGATCAAGACATTATTAGTTGACGGAAATAATTTATTAAAAATAGGGTTCCACGGAGTAAAAGAGTTCTACCATAAAGGGGAACACGTTGGTGGAATATTTCACTTTCTAAATACAATCAGAAAATTCGTTGAGGAACAAAACTTTGATAAGGTTGTTGTATTTTGGGATGGTGAAGAGTCCGCATCCAAAAGAAAACTTATCTACCCCCAATATAAACTCAACCGGAGAACTCCATTAGAAGAAAATAAGTTAGCGTCTTTTGAAAGACAGAAACAAAGAATCAAACAGTATTTGGAGGAGGTGTTTATAAGGCAATTAGACGTTGATGGCAACGAGGCAGACGATATGATCGCATATTACTGTTCAATCTCTGAAGACGAAAATAAGGTCATCTTTTCAGCCGACAGAGACCTTACACAACTGATATCCGACAAAGTATCAATCTACTCACCTAATACAAAGAAAACCTATAAGGTTGGAGATAAAATCCCTATGAAAGAAGTTGAAGTTCCACATTATAATGTTTCAACATTCAAGATTCTATCAGGAGACAGGTCTGACAATATAGATGGTATATACTATATGGGTGAAAAAACTTTAGTAAAATTATTTCCCGAAATACTTGAAGATAAGATAACTATTTCCGATATTTTAACAAGAGCGGAACAAATTTTTGAACAAGATAAAAACAACTCAGCAATCAAGAATCTTCTAACCGGAAAGACGAAATCCGGAATTTATGGTGACGAATTCTTTCAGATAAATGAAAGTATTATTGATCTCTCTAATCCTTTATTAACAGAACAGGCAAAAGAAATGGTTCAAACTTATTATTCAGATAGTTTGGATCCGGAGGATAGAGGATATAAGAACCTGATGAAGATGATGATGGAGGATGGATTGTTTAAGTATCTACCAAAACAAGACGACGCTTGGATTAACTTCTTAAAGCCATTTTTAAAAATAACAAGAAAAGAAAAATCAAAACACAAAAACAAAAAAGTATGAAAGAACAGGACGCAATTAAATTGGAATTTTTGTTGACATTAAATGACATCATCATTGTCCAAAGATTTTTTAACGTGAAAGGTTATAACCACCGGGTTAAGAACTCTTGGGAGTTATATGAGTTGATGAGTGGTATTCAAAACCAACTTCAGTATAGTTTGAAGATGAAAACAACCACGTATATGTTGGACAATATGGATTACATCATCCAAGACCCAACCATTATGAACACGTCAATGACTGAGGGTCCGGAGAACTTCAATATGTATATTAAGATTGATAATGAGACAATTTGTCATAGACAGTTTGACGCGAAACTATACCCGCCGAAGGTAAGATACACTGTAGATGTCCGCCCGTACCTAAAAAGTATATTAAGGGATCTAACTGACATTTTTTCCGAAAGAAAATTAACTTTTGATTACCTTGGACTTCCGCTTGAGGTGTAATATTTATTAAATTATAACGGACTATACATATGAATTCTGACAAAAATTTTAACTATTTAGGCGACACTTTTCAAATACAACTACTTAACCAGATCATATTAGATAAAGATTTTTCCCGTTCAATAATAGATGTTATAGAACCAAATTACTTTGAAAACAAGTATTTCAAAATCATCATTCAGATGATTAAAGAATACCACAAAAAGTATGAATCAAGTCCTTCTTTTGACACTATTGAACAGATAACAAAATCGGAAATCAAACAAGATCTGGCAGTCAAAATTATACTTGACACACTTAAAAAAATAAATGAAGCACCTTTCGAGGGTGTTTCATTTGTTCAGGAAAAAGCGTTGAAATTCTGTAAGCAGCAAGAACTGCAGAAGGCAATAACCAAGGCCCAAAAGATCATTGATGGGGGTGAATTTGAGAATTATGACGCTCTTGAAGAGATGGTTAGAGGTGCTCTTCAGGTGGGTGAGATAGAGAAGGGAACTGAGAGTGTTTTTAATAACCTTGACGAGGTATTAAACGACGATTTTAGACACCCAATACCTATGGGTATACCTTCTATTGACAAGTTATTAAAAGGAGGACTGGCGAAAGGAGAAATAGGTGTAATACTTGCTCCAACCGGAGTAGGTAAATCAACCTTACTCACTAAAATGGCGAACCACGCTTACAATTTGGGATACAATGTTTTACAGATATTCTTTGAGGACAACTTAAAGATCATTCAAAGAAAACATTTCACCCTTTGGACCGGAATTTCTCCTGATGAGTTGTCAAATAAGAAAGAAGAGGTATTGAAAAAGGTGATTGATATAAAAGAAAAAATGCCCAATGAACTCATATTAAAAAAATTACCATCTGACACTTTGACACTTTCTCAGATTAAGAATCAGGTAAGAAAGATGGTGGCGGAAGGAACAAAAGTTGATATGGTTGTATTGGATTATATAGATTGTATTGTCCCGGACAAGAACTTGGGTGATGAGTGGAAAAGTGAAGGATCTGTTATGAGAGGATTTGAAGCTATGTGTCACGAACTCAATCTTGTTGGATGGACTGCAACACAGGGTAACAGAAGCTCTATATCTTCTGAGGTTGTCACCACCGACCAAATGGGTGGATCTATTAAAAAAGCACAAGTAGGACACGTTATCATTTCAGTCGCAAAAACTTTACAACAAAAAGAAATGAAATTGGCTACAATTGCCATCACCAAATCAAGAATTGGATCAGATGGTATAGTATTTGAGAACTGTAAGTTTGACAATGAACTATTGGAAATTGATACAGAAAGCTCCGTAACATTCCTTGGTTTCGAAGAACAAAAAGAAGAAAAAAACAAAGAAAGAGTAAAGGAACTCTTGGAAAGAAGAAAAGAGAGAGAATCTCAAAAAACAAATAAATAAATTTATTAAAAATTAAAACTATGGATGAATCGCAAAAGATTTTGTCTGACATTACTGTCTACATGAAATACGCAAAGTTCGTTCCCGAACTCAAAAGAAGAGAAACTTGGGAAGAACTCGTAACAAGAAATATGAACATGCACATCAAGAAATATCCAAAACTTGAAAGTGAAATCAGAGAGGTATACAAATACGTATATGCTAAAAAGGTATTACCTTCTATGAGGTCTATGCAGTTTGGTGGTAAACCAATTGAAATTAGTCCAAACAGGATATATAACTGCGCATATCTTCCTATTGATTCATTAGATAGTTTTTCAGAGACAATGTTCTTACTTCTTGGAGGAACCGGAGTTGGATATTCTGTTCAAAAACATCACGTTGACCAACTTCCTGAAATTAGAAAACCAAACGCTAATAGAAAAAGAAGATTCCTAATCGGTGATTCAATTGAAGGTTGGGCAGATGCTATTAAAGTATTATTCAAATCTTATTTTGGAGAACAATTATCAACACCTGAGTTTGATTATTCTGATATTAGACCAAAAGGTGCAAGGTTAATCACATCTGGTGGTAAAGCCCCCGGACCCCAACCCCTCAAAGATTGTATTCACAAACTCCAAAGCATTTTAGATTCCAAAAATGATGGTGGAAAACTGACTACGATTGAAGTTCACGATATGATATGTCATATTGCAGATGCGGTCCTTAGCGGAGGAATCCGACGCGCGGCTCTTATCTCCTTATTCAGTGCTGATGACAATGAAATGATATCTTGTAAATCAGGAAGTTGGTGGGAACAAAATCCTCAAAGAGGAAGAGCAAATAATTCGGCCGTTCTTTTGAGACATAAAATTACAAAAGATTTCTTTATTGATCTTTGGAAAAGAGTTGAAGCATCAGGGGCTGGTGAACCAGGCATTTACTTCACAAATGATAAAGATTGGGGGACTAACCCTTGTTGTGAAATCGCACTAAGACCAAATCAGTTCTGTAACCTTTGTGAAGTTAACGCGTCCGATATTGAATCTCAAGAAGATTTCAACAATAGAGTTAAAGCGGCGACATTTATTGGAACGCTTCAAGCGGGCTATACTGATTTCCATTATCTCAGAGATATTTGGAGAAGAACAACAGAAAAGGATGCTCTTATCGGTGTTGGAATGACAGGTATTGGTTCTGGTGTTGTTTTAGGTTATGATATGAAAGCGGCATCAAAAATAGTGAAAGAAGAAAATGCTAGAGTTGCTGAATTAATTGGTATAAATAAAGCGGCTAGAACAACTACGGTGAAACCATCCGGAACTTCATCTTTAGTTCTTGGAACTTCATCAGGTATCCACGCTTGGCATAATGATTATTATATCAGAAGAATTCGTGTTGGTAAAAACGAATCCATCTATACTTACCTTTATGTAAATCACCCTGAACTTGTTGAGGATGAATATTTTAGACCTCACGATACTGCGGTTATATCGGTTCCTCAAAAAGCTCCGGAAGGGGCAATTCTAAGAACCGAAAGTCCATTCCAACTTCTTGAGAGAGTTAAAAAAATTACTCAAGAGTGGGTTAGACCTGGACACAGAAAAGGTGAGAATACCCACAACGTATCTGCAACAATTAGTCTCAAACCTGAAGATTGGGAATTGGCTGGTGAATGGATGTGGGAGAACCGGGAATATTACAATGGTTTATCAGTATTACCATTTTCCGATCACACTTATAAACAAGCCCCTTTTGAAGACTGTGATAAAGAAACATTTGAAAAAATGTATAAAACACTATCAAATGTGGATTTAAGTAAAGTTGTTGAACTTACAGATGAAACAGATTTAAGTGGTGAGTTGGCTTGTTTCGCGGGAAATTGTGAAATAAAATAAACGCTTGGTCTATAAAATTAAAAGGTCGGATGTTTCCGACCTTTTCTATTATTGGTGATATTTATAATAAAACACCTATAATGTTATTAAAAGAAAATGCGTTAAGAAAAGAAAAAATTGTAAAAGGAAAAAATAGATATTATAATTACATTTTTGAATGTGTGGGATGTAAAAAAGAATTAACTATACAGTCATCTTCACTTAAAAGACATTCGGGGAAATGTATGAGATGTACTCAATTGAAAGAACCATACAAATACATATATAATGAACTAAAGTTACATAAAAAAGAAAATAAATTAGTTGAGTTAACTTTTGAAGAGTTTTTAGAAATAATTAAAATTAAAGAATGTCATTATTGTGGTGAACCGCTCATTTATGAAGAGTATTCTAGAGTTTGGGGTAAAACGAATAGTAGAGCGCATCAATTAGATAGAAAAGATAACAACTTAAATTACACCAAAGATAATGTAGTAACGTGTTGTTGGGAATGTAATAGATTAAAATCAGATAGGTTTACATACGAAGAATTTATTCAATTATCACCAATCTTAAAAAAAATTCAAAATGAAAGAAGAATTAAAAAAGAAGATTAAGTTAGATCAATCTTTATACTACATAAATGAAAAAGGTTTGTTAGTATTTACTGAAGAATACCATCTTCAGAGGGGACATTGTTGCGGAAAAACTTGTCTACATTGTCCTTTTGAACCGGTGGGAATAAAAGGTAATACAAACGTAAGAGATGATCTCAGAAATAATTGATATTTGTAAGAATGTTATTGACTTCGTAAGACAAAGGGACGAAGTAGAAAAAGAAAGTATTGAAAAGATATCAAGCATTTTGAATGATATATCCAATGTATTAAATGATACAGCTGAGAAACTATCAAGAGATGAATACCCCCACGATAATTGTGTTATAATGCAAAGGTTATCTCAAGATTTACATACAAATTTACTGGGTTATTTACCGAAGGAAGAAATTGATATATTGTATAATGCTCTTATGGAATCATCAATGGTGGAAAAACAATTTGCGTTAAGAGGAGATCCGGATACAATTCCATCTATTGAGAGAGCGGCCGGAGAATTTAAAGCAATGTCTATGTTAATAAAATTTAGGAAAACTTCATCAAAAAAATAGAAGTGAATATTTATCAGTATGGCGGATGGTAAAACATTTGGGGTTGCATTTCCTTTCAATGATTCACAGGTAGGAAAATATCTAAAACTAACTGATACAAGTGATGATGAAATCAGATCTGATCTCATTCATTTGTTATTAACAAGGAAAGGTTCAAGATATTTTTTACCTGACTTCGGTACAAAGTTATATGAATTTATATTTGATCCTTTAGATAATCCTACTTTTAATAATATAGAGGCGGATATTAGGGATGCGTGTGAAAAATTTATTCCAAACTTAAAAATAACTGATGTAAAAATAACAGCGGCTTCAAGTGAGGAAGAAACATTTGTTGTTACCACTGAAGGAGATGCAACAAACAGGGAATTTTCAATGCCGAATTTGAATCAAAGTGAATATACTGCTAAGGTTAGAATAGAGTATGTTGTAACGGACGGTGTTTTTGGCAGTAAAGATTTCGTTGTTCTTAATATTTAATATTATGGCAGAAAAAAGGATATCATATACAACAAGAGATTTTCAGGGGATAAGAACTGAATTAATAAATTTCGCTAGAACATACTATCCGGATCTTATTGATAATTTCAATGACGCTGGAGTTTTTTCTGTCTTTTTAGACCTAAATGCTGCGATTACAGATAATTTGCATTTCCATATTGATAGAAGTATTCAGGAAACAGTTCTACAATACGCTCAACAAAAATCTTCTATTTTCAACATCGCAAGAACATATGGGTTAAAACTTCCAGGTCAAAGACCATCAGTTGCTTTAGTTGATTTCTCAATAACAGTTCCTGTGTTTGGTGACAAAGATGATGAAAGATATGAAGGAATAATAAGAAGAGGTAGTCAAGTTCAAGGGGCGGGACAAGTATTTGAAACGGTAAATGATATTGATTTCGCATCACCATATAACGCTCAAGGGTTTCCCAATAGATTGAAAATCCCGAATTTTAATGCTAACAATATTTTGGTTAATTATACTATTGTTAAAAGGGAAGTTGTGGTAAATGGTATCACAAAAGTCTTTAGACAATCAATAACACCAACAGAAGTTAGACCGTTTTTTGAAATATTTCTTCCTGAAAAAAACGTTTTAGGTGTAACTGCAGTAATACAAAAAGATGGAACTAACTATGCCAACGTTCCGACTGATTCTGAATTTTTATCAAATCAAGGAAAATGGTATGAGGTTGATGCGTTAGCTCAAGATAAAGTTTTTATTGCTGATAATACAAAACCAAGTGATGATGCGGGAATAAAGGTAGGTAAATATATTTCCACAAGTAATAGATTTATTACGGAGTTTACACCTGAAGGATTTCTTAAAATGACTTTTGGAGGTGGTAACACATCAGCCGAGGATCAATTGAGAGAATTTGCTAGAACCGGCATCAATACTCAACCAATTCAGTCATATTTGAATAATTTTTCGTTGGGAAGTACATTAACACCAAATACAACTTTATTTATTCAATATAGAGTAGGTGGAGGTTTGGCAACTAATTTAGGTGTGAATGTTATAAATCAGATTGGAACTATCAACTTTGCAGTTACAGGACCTTCAGAACAGATTAACACCTCTGTCATTAATTCATTATCTTGTAACAACGTTACCGCGGCAATTGGTGGTGCGGGACTTCCAACTTTAGAAGAAGTAAGAAACTTCGTGTCTTTTAATTTTTCAGCTCAGAATAGGGCAGTAACTATTAATGATTATGAAGCAATAATCAGAAAAATGCCTTCTCAATTTGGAGCGCCGGCTAAAGTTGCAATAGTTGAAGAGGAAAATAAAGTCAGAGTCAAAATATTGAGTTACGACACATCAGGTGCATTGACTCAAATTGTATCTAACACATTGGTATCAAATATTGCTGAATACCTTTCTAATTACAGAATGTTAAATGATTATATATCTGTAGAAACTGCCGAAGTTATAGATCTTTCATTTGATATATCTGTTGTTTTAGATTCAACACAAAATCAAGGGTCGGTTATAACTTCAATAATCAATAAGATCACTACTTATTTTAATCCATTAGATCGTCAGTTAGGACAAAATATAAATCTTTCAGATGTAAATAGATTGATACAAGATGAAAATGGTGTTATATCAATTACATCAATTCAAGTTTTCAACAATGTGGGGGGACAATATTCTTCATCTGAAACATCTATGGAATATTTGAATAAAGAAACGAGAGAGATCAAACCAGTTGATGGTACAATTTTTGCACTTCCAAATCAAATTTATCAGATTAGATTTCCTAATAAAGATATAAGAATTAGGGTTAAAAATTTCCAATCGGTATCCATTTCTTAATAATTTATTTATTCTCATTATCAATTATGTTTTAATGTGACATCATTAAAAAATGATGCTATAACTATTTATAAATTAAAAGATTTTAATGGGTAAGTCCTACAGAATAAGAACCACTCCGGGTGATGATAAGAATATTGTTTTACAAGTTGATCAGGATTTTGAACAATTAGAAATACTTTCATTAAAGATTAGACAACAGGACGTTTATGAAAGAATGTGTTCGGATTATGGAGTATTAGCGGGAAGAGTTTTTGCCAATCAAGGGTATGGTATACCAAATGCAAAGGTATCTGTTTTCATTCCTGTATCCGATGAAGATAGTTTGAATCCAATCATATCTTCAATTTATCCATATAAAGATTTGGATCAACAAAACGAAGATGGATTCAAGTATAATCTCTTACCATATTTACCATCTTATCCCGGTCATGTTCCAACTGGAACTTTTCCGTCAAGATTAGATTCTGTAATTGACGAAACTGCTATTGAAATTTATAATAAGTATTATAAGTATACTGTCACAACAAATGAAAGCGGTGACTACATGATTTTCGGTGTTCCATTGGGAAATCAAACAATTGTATTAAATATTGATTTATCTGATATAGGATCTTTTTCTCTTTCACCACAAGATTTGATTAGAATTGGGTTAGCAACGGAGGAGCAGTTTGACGGTCCAAGATTCAGAGCATCAACAAATTTCAGTGAACTACCACAAATTGTGGTGATAAATAAAAATATTGATATATTACCTTTTTGGGGTGAACCCGATACCTGCCAAATTGGAATTACAAGGACTGATTTTGATTTAACCGCTGAAGCAAATATCAAATTGGAACCAACTGCGGTTTTTATGGGTTCCCTAATGAGTTCCACAGAAAGAACAGGGTTAAAGGCTAATGGTGTCGCCAAAAAGACAACAGGAAATTTATGTTCAATGATTGCGGGTCCGGGAGAAATAATTGCCATCACCCAAACAATTTTTGAAGATGAAAATGGTTTACCAATTCTTGAACAAGCGGAACTTCCTAATGGGGGGAAAGTAATTGATGAAGATGGAGTTTGGTTATTTGATTTACCAATGAATGCGGACTATGTTACTACTAATGAATTCGGTGAACAAATATTGTCAGATAATCCGAAAATTGGGGTCCCTACCAAGGCTAAATATAGGTTCAAAATTAAGTGGCAACAATCAAAAAATATAAATGAGGATTTCAAAAGGGGATACTTTTTAGTTCCGAATGTAAAAGAAAGGGGTTGGGATATAAATCAACAAAACGTTGATCCGTTGACTGGTAATTTGGGTCAAAGCGCATTTCAAGAAGCTCAATCATCTTATGCCTTTGGATTAGATTGGAGTGCGTATACTACCGGAAATGTCTCAGTAACAAATCCTGATATTTTGAGTATAATAAATTGTGACGATTATTTTTATGAATTTGAATATAATAAAGTTTATTCGGTTGCACAGTTTATGGACCAAGAAAAAAGGAGAAGGAATAAACAAAGATTTATTGGTATAAAAAGAATAGATGAAGATACTTGCGAAGATACCACAAATAAATACCCCGTCAATGATGCGTTTTTTTATACGAGCTTGATATGGAGAATATTCAATATTTTATTGGTAATCCTTACAACCATTATAATTCCTTTTGTTATTGTATATAGTTATTTAGCCTTTATTGTTAATTTAATTTTTAGAATTATTTTAGGTTTTTTGTGTGCGTTGAAAAATTGGAAAATATTGGGGGGGTACCCATTTAGGAGAATGTTGGCAAAAATTAACTGTGACCAAGATCCCCCTATGGGGCCGTTATCATTACCCATGTTAAGTTATCCTGATTGTGACATTTGTGATTGTAAAGACCCAGGTAATGAGGATGGTTCAGGAACAACACCACAGGCTAAATTACCACCATTTAATGTTGAAACATATGATCCGGGGATGACTGGATTCAATTCAAATAGTCCAACAGATGAAAATCCATTTGTAGATATAAATTCAAATAACGTAAAAGATTATTTTCCTAATTTAACAAGTAACGATGTTGATAACATAATTCCGATACTATATGGAAATGAATTTAAATCCGGATTATTGTCTACCAAAGATTTGAGTTTTGCCGCAAGAATAAACGCGTTCAATGTTAAATCAAATTTTTATGATGATCAGGGTGGAAATAATCAAATCAAGTTAAAATATGGGAATAATCCGGAAATATATGATAACATTATTGTTTTTATATCGTCATTTGGTTCTGCTTTTACAGGTAGTACATCCGGAGCCAGTCTTATGACATTCGTTGACCCAACAACAAGTGCTGACCCTAACATCAGTGGTCATACATTACCAAATCTTTGGGGAACAAATGGGACAACAGGGGTAACAACCTTTTCACCTTCAATAACAATAAAACATGCCGATCCCGCTAATAGAATCAATAACATTACTCAAACTATTTCATTAAATTGGGCAGGAGATATTCGTTTATATGGTTTACCATCGGATGTGGAATATTATCAAGTTCTAACATCTATGACAATATCACAATTTATTAACTTATCAAAACCTGAGGCAAGAGCTGGTTCATTAGCTGAAATTTTCAATGGTAAACTTTATATCTATGAAGATGGACTTGCGGTGAATCCAAGATTTACTTACGGGGAATTCAGCAAGTTGTTAAATTTAGATTCTTATGTTGTTATAGCGCAAAGAGGTGTTGATGTGTATTCCGAAAAAATTGATACGACTATTGAGTTAGGTAGATTATTTGGGTTTGATAACCATGATCAAATAAAAATTACAAATAAATTAAGATTAAATATTCCTATACAAAATACTACGAGTTCAGGTAATATGGTAATGGCAAATCACAATGAAATTACTGATAATAACACAAGCTCACAAGGTTTAAAATTATTTTACCCATCATATGTTTTCAAGCCAGGTAATTTTATACCATATATATCAAATCTCACCTCACAATATTCAAGTTTGGGACCACCACCTTCAGGTAATGTTGATGGAATAAACTTAAACATAAATAACAACACACAATTTGGAAACTTTAATGGTGTTAGCGATTTAAGAGCCAATGAAGGGAATCCTTTGTTCTTTGATTTGGCGGATCAAATTGCCGACGGAAAAGTTTTTTTCTTGAATAGTTTAGTTAATGGTACAATACCAACATACAAAGAAACTTCAACACAAAGGGCGATTGGGAATAATGTTGTCACAACAAATTTACCCGACACACAAAGTGGTGGAGCTTTGACTATTGGTAATATTTACAGAATTCGCGACAATTCCGGTGGTGCTAATTTTACAAATGTAGGTGCACCAAATAATAACGAAGGTACTACATTTATAGCTACAGGTACCAATCCATCATCATGGGGTACTGGAGATTTAGTGAGATTCGTTAATATTATGAATTTTGTAACACCTGTTGGAGTACCTAATGTGAATTTAATACCACAAGGATGGTGGAATTTTTATGTAAGAATGTCATCTGTTTATCTAAATGGTATATACTTTATTTTAAGGGTATTTAAGTGGGATGGGGTAACTGAAACTCTTATAAGTAATAACTTTGATACTTTGTTTCTACCACCCAGTAGTCAAAGGGATAGACTTCCGGTTTATATTAATAATGCGGTTCCAATGAACCCAACAGATAGAATTATATTGAAAATATATGCAGGAAACAGATCAAATCTTACTTCTGTAAACATGGGTCTTGTTTTACAAACTGATCAAGATTCATTAGGTAGTACGGTCGTTACTAACTTGGAAAGAAGAGATGCAAAATATGATCTGAACGAATCAATACATGGATCAACCTATGAATTCAGAAATGGTGATGGTAGGAATTTAATAAGACCTACTTATTCTACATTTCAAACAAGTATGAATAATTCTCAGAATATAGTAATGAGAGCTGACAGATTGCCTAAACTACCAGATGGAGGTGTTTTACAACATGCATCATGGGATGATTTTTATGTCATCCCGGGGGATGACCCAACAGCCGCAAATAATCAACCAAGTTCACCTCAATATAATAATGACTTTGATCCTGAATTTTCAAGCGATAATAAAGGGTATGAATCAACTATTTTAGATAGTTTCAGTTGTACTGGTATGAGAGATTTAAGTTGTTATCAAAGTCAGGGAAACTCAATGACAGTCCAACAAAATTGTAAGGAAGATAAAGTCAGAAATGGTTGTTATTGGATTGTTACAAAACCTTTAATAGGTTTATTTGGAAAAGATGGAGATATTAATCAGATTTTGGAGTGGAACTATAGATTTAGATTTTATTATGGATTATGCCAAGGGGTACTTGCAAATACTTTTATAAATAATTGGGTAAATGGAAATCTCTATGCGTTTCCTTTCAAAGTTAATACATTCTATAATAAATTTAATCAAGTAAGTAAAAGAGTTTTTCCTAGACAACTTTTGGTATTACAAAATGAAAGTAATAATTTTTACTATAGGTCTTCACCTGCGGCGCTTGACCCTATCACGAATGAGTATAAATTTATAGGATCTCCACCTGTATCACAAAAACAAACTCAATTTGGGGCTAACCAAAGAAATCTAAAGTATCCTACAACAATAATTAACTTAGGCCCAAGGGATTCCTTTTTGAAAGAGGTAATTTTAAATGATAGATATTATGGATATATAATGGATCAATTACAACCATCAAGTTATAACGATATTGAAGATGTTATTATTTTATTTTCTGCATCACGAATGACACAACCAACAACATTCCAAGGGTTGTTCGGGGGTGCAAATACATTAACAACTTTATTTTCTAGACCTGGTAAAAAGGTAGATGGGGACTTTGCTCAAGCGGCGGCAGTAAATTCTCAATTTGGAATTGTTCCTTTTGATTCTAGTTTTTATAGAACAGATAATCCTAATCCTGATGCTGTGATTGCTGGAGGTGCTATAGGTGGGGGTGCGGTGATTGGAATTTATTTTGATTCAACAAACGAAGATATTCAATTAAGAGATTACGTATCACCAATGAGAATCATAAGATTCAGACCAACACCATTACCATCAGGAACTTTTGTATATAATGACTTACCTAAAAAGACGCAAATAGTTCCACATTATAGATGGAATATTGATGGTGGGAATTTATTTGGGACACAATTTAATAACTGGGCAACAACTATGCTAGACATATACCAAGAAGGGTATCAAAGTTTAGACAGAGAAAATAGTCCATATCCAAGAGGTAATACATTCAGTGATTGGGACTATAGAGGATATCTTTTCAATTATCAACAACCACCAACAACGTTGACTAGCGGAACTTTAATAGTTGGTCAAAATTATACGATGCTTGACTATAAATCACCTGATGATTTTACAAATGTTGGAGGAGTAAATGAAGATGGTGTTTCATTTGTTGCAAGTGCAACAACACCTAATAATTGGACTAACGGATCTATTCTGATACAAGATGCTATTTATAGTTTGAACCAAAATACGCCAAATCCGTTCATTGGTGGTGCTCCATGGTATTTCTATTTTGGATTAAATAAAAATAGGACGGCGTTAAATAAATTTAGACAAAAATACATAGAAATATTATTAGCCGATGAATAGAATTGATACTAGAATAGTTTTAGGTAAAGAAAGATTTAAGTCATCTATTAATACAGATATTAACCTTAATTTACCATTGTCAAACACCGAAAAGGAAATGGAGGAGTATGACAGAAGTGTGGTATTAAGTTTGGTTGATGTGTTTGACGAGGAAAGGCAAAGCAGTTCTATTTTTAGATTTACGGCTAATATAGATTTTTTATTTTTTAATTCATATATTGGGACCTCACCATATTCTAAATTCACAGATCAATTGTATTACTTGAATCCTGATGATTCATTTGTCACTCAAATTTGGTCAGGATATCCACAATATAAAGAATTTGATTTGATGAGAACGGATAATAATGTTGTTGGATACACACAAAATCCAAATGTGCATCTTAATTTTATAAATGAAGAATCATCTTTTTATAATTGGAACTTCTATTTAAGTTATCCTTTTGAGAACGATTTCAATAAAAGATTATTATATTATCCATCTTCTAATGTGAGTAAAACATGGGTAGCGTCAGAAGGGATCCCTTTTCAAATTAATAAACCATTTGATTTCAATGGTCAAGATTTGATTTCGTTAGTTTGTCCTGTCCCTCATAATTTCCAACCTGGACAATATGTTGAAATAAATTACAATGGTAATATATATCTTGAGGAGGTTTATTCATTAGGAAACAACGGATTTAATTCTGATAAATTTATTATCAATTTAACACAATCTACCTTAAATTCTGCATTACCGAACGGAGGTGTTGGAACTTTAAAAAGGATTGTTGACATAAACAATTCAGGTGATTCAAAATCAATATATTATGTTAGAAAACATAGAATTTTAACTAAAGCGGATGACGCGGTTTTGGTTAAATCGGGATTTGAACAAAATGGTTTTGGGGTAAAAAATAGATTTCAGTTTGATAAAATAACCCCTCCGGGATCCGCAAGAATTACGCAAAGACATGGTAATCAATCGTATAATCTAACTTTCAAAAGAGATATTGATATTGCACCTCTGAGAGATAATCTGAAAAGACCAATTACAGAGGTGTTCGTCACAATTATAAACCGAGGTTATTTTGGTTGGTTTAATAAACCAATATTCAATAACGTAGGGTTAAGAGAAGGATATGAGTTTAATATTACAAATACAGTATCACCATATTGGTCCAATGCGAACAATCAAGTCAATCTTACCAATATTCAACTTGGTAATTATGTTTCAAATGGTAGAACATTTTATTATAATAGAGATTTAGGATTGAACGATGTAATAAGTGGTGGTTTTTGTGAATTTAATCAGTTGGAACAAAATGAGTATTTACTCTCCGATTTTTTTCACAAACTATATTTCAACAATGATTATTTTACATTAAATAATCTGAATACAACAAACCCTGATGGGTATTATTATAAACCACACAATTCAATACCTATAAGAGTATATTCAGATTATTTGGAGGAAGCTTTGATTGATGAAGTGGAAGGGGCTCCCGATTATGCTTTTTACATTCAATCCACAGATAGATTAATTTGGAGAGACATATATACTTATGGTTACGTTGATGAAAAAGGATTGGGATTAAATTATCCATTCATAAACGGAACACATTACCCAACCTCAAAAATAATTTTTAGATTGAGACCTGAAGGGACAGTCAAGCAAGACATAAATGCAATTGGAAATCCATTGATTGATGAGTGTGAATAAATATAAATTGTTGTTTTCTGAAGTCCAAGAAAAGGGTGTCAATATCCCAATTGAAATGAAATGGGATTTTCTTGATAGAGGTATGGATTTGGATACTTTCCAAGAGAAAACAAGCAGAGATGTTCTGAATCTTGACAAAGATTTTGAAGTGACTAGATTTGCACATTCAAACAAAACAAATCCTGTAAATGCAAATTTGACTGATATCAATTATGAATTTTATTTTGTCAGTACTGCAGTTACGGCTCCAAGTATTGCAAATGCCGTATGGGAGGCGGATTACAGAGTTCAAGGATTTCCGGAAAGAGAAATATATTACTTTGCCAATCCTTTCAAAAAATCTTTTTTTAAGTTAGATTTCTATGATAGTCCACTACAAAGCGGGCAAACAAATTATTTTACAATAATAATTCCAACGCAACAAGGATCCACCTTGACTACAAATATAGGTTCACTTAAAAACGTGAAAATTAAAAGACCAATATTCAAATTAGATTATGTTGGTGATAAAGAAGGATTTTTTATTTATTGGTTAAAAAGAAGAGATTTTTTGAATCTTAAAACTTTTTATATGTCGGCAAAATTCTTTGATGCTAAATCAGGAATTTACATAAAGATGATGAATAGGAAACAAACTCAGATTGGGGGGACAAATTATTTTAATTTCAAGCCTGAAAACTATTTCTATTATAGAGTTGAATTAGATTACTCAGATTACACTTATAAAGTGTATGACACTCAAACGAACTTGAATGTAGGTGGTAGTGGGAACTCCATAAAATGGTATGAATATGTCAATCCATAATGACTGAAGATAAATACTATATAAAAATTTCGCCTGAAAATATACTAAGTGATTTAGTTAGTGTACCATACACTTCGTCAACCTACGTTATTACTGCAATAACCGGTAATTGTTGTTTTATTACTGTTATACCTGAAGGTATTGGCGCAAACACAGGAATCACAACTGTATATAGTGCTATGACCGATATTCTAAGCGGAGGAACCAATGGATCGTCCATATTAACTGGTTTAACTATACCTATTTTGTTTAGACAAAATAATGTAGATATGGGTGTTTATTCAGTGTTTGATGGGGCTATAATACAAAAAGATGTGGTTACTAATTTTATTTTCACATCTAAAACAAATACACCCTACACATATAACATTTATAACACTTCTGAAAAGAATTTAAAAAACTTTTTGGCTTTGTCATCTTATCAGGTAGATTGGGGTGATGGGTCACCAAAACAAACAATAACTAACTTTGCTCCTAATTTTGTATCACACACTTATCCATCAAATGTTCCGAAACAATATAAGATAACATTAATTCAAAAAACACCTTGGGGAACCAATACAATAAGTAAAAGTGTGGTCGTTCCTTATAAAAAAATGGTGATTGACGATCCTAAGGGAGAGGCCTTTTTTACACCAAACATAGGGTCTTGGTCAGCAACACCGGTTTCTTATGATTTTATATTTTCAGGTGATTCGGTGAATTTGATAAGTGAACAGACTTCTGATAATTACACTACATTACCAATAATTGTTAGTGGAATAACAAAATCAAGAATTGAGGAACTTAGACAATATGGTAAGAATCCATTTAAGACTGGGATTTGTGTGAGAAAAGATGGGGATAATTGTTGGGGTGTTATTACATCAGATATAACTCAACCATCCTCATTTACTGCTTATACAATACAAGGTGTCAATTATATTGATTTTGATAACTCAACGACAATATATACTATCAATAGTAGTGGTTTAACCTCTAATTGGATGGTTCAATCAGCTATGACTAAAAATGAAGCTTTGTTAAACGTAATTTCTGATCCACAAATACAATCCGATATTTTTATAGAAAGAGGTAAGAATAGTGCTTTGGAGAGAGTTGAAAGGTTAGGTGAAGTTGATAATATCGGGGACTTGCAAAATTATGGGTATGGATTCTTTGATTTACGAACTCAATAAAAAAAAATATAAACTATTTATATAAAAATTAATTTATGGCTGTAGGCACATATGGAACAATAAGACCGGCGGACGTTTCTCCTGAGGATGTTGAAATAATATTAAATTATACACCTTCAAGGGATGTTACGGACGATTTTGTTTTGAAAAGATTAAATGCAACAAACATATTAAGACCATATTTCAATAATATTAACACCGGAGGAAATCCTGACATTGAAATATTGGGTGGTCTTTATAATCTCAGATTACCTTCAGAAGAGTTCAATAGGTTAGGGATCTACACTTTATACATAAGACCCGCACAAATCAGAACAAGTATAACGGATTGTGGTGTGTTATCGGCACTTCCAAATGTAAAAGGTTTGGTTATCAATTTGGACAATGTCCCAAGTCAATTCAGAAATAAATTTGTGGCTCAAGGATTAGTTGGGTTCAGGATTGAGTATCTTAATGATGATGGAACTAAAATACCTAATTTCTTCAGAATAGTAACATCAAACTTTTTTTGTGAGCCGGTGATACAAAACTTAACAAATACATCACAAAAAGCGGTTAGATATAGATATGTTGATGGTACAACTAATTTAATGTTTTTAACTTTATCACCTTCGTCTTCACCAACAAACAAACCTAATGCGACTCCCTTCATTGGTCAACCAAACCAAAATATAATTATAACAAATACATTCTTTAATCCAATAACCATGGATATAGAATTAGTTGACCAAGATATTTCAACATTGTCAATCGCGCTTTATGGTAATCAAACCAAGTCAATTGACGACGGTATATATACTATCTATGACTCTGATAACAACATATATAAACAATACAATCTTTATGAGATTAGAAACAACTTCAACGAGTTACTATATGAGGTTAGACAAGATAGAGGTAATAACATTGATTTTAGTAAAAACTTTACAACTATAACTCAATAATGGCTAGAAAGTTTTTTAGATATCCTCCAAGACCATCAAGCGGTGCTGGCACATTTTCCGACAATATAGTCGGGTTACAAATAGTGCAAGGGGGTGGATTAACTCAAGGAAACTTTGAATTTACCACAAATATAACTGAAAAATCCAATAGGAATTTTAACATAGGTTTATTTTCTGAACCAATTACTTTGGATTCGTTGAATGTTCTCACAGTCAATCAGTCTAGAGAGATTGCGGCGAAAGAGTTTAGGGTGTTTCCAAATTTTGATTTAAGTGAAATAACAAAATTTAACCTTTACGGATCTTTATCCAAAAGAATTTCTTCTTCAGTCCAAAAAATCATCAATTTTTTTCCGGCATCAATAGAAAGTTATAATTTAAAACCTAATTTCACAACCGGATATACTGCGGTAAATATTGAGTTTGATTTTTTGGAAAATACAACAACCTTTCAGTTACAGGTTGATGAAATAATAAATCCTTTTGGTGTTGATTTTTCAGTTAATTCTACAAGGAATTTATTGGCAAGAGAAATAACAGTCAGCCCTCTCCGTGATCTGACAGTTAATTTTGAAAAATATTCACTATATGTAGGTGATGGCGAATATAATGTTCTTTTCATGGAGCCATCGGAAAGTTTGTTTTATGGTTATGTAACTTTTATTGTTGAAGGTAATCCATTTCCTAATCAAAAAAATTCCACTGATGATTTGATAATCAGGCCTAATGATTTTTTTGCTGATAGATCCTTTATTGAAAATTTTGACGAGGTAGAACAATTTTTACTGAACAGGCTTGTAACTCCCAAATATACTGCTAGTTTTAAGGTCCCTTTTGAAACTAATGAAGGTGAAATAGTTACGGAAGTAAAGAATGTAACATGGCCTTTGGATGGTGTTTGGAACTTAGATATTAAATCACCAAGTTTTGAGTTTTATTTGACAAATTTGAATGAAATTTCGGAACTATTTGATACTTTCAAAACTAATTTAGTATCAAGGTTTTTAACAACGGAATCATTTAAAGAATTTGATACTCCGGATAGAAAAGTCCAAAAAATATTAGATTTATACGGTAGAAGTTTTGATGAAACGAAAAAATTCATTGACGCTTTAGCTCATATGAATTCTGTGAATTATACTATTAAGAATGATATACCATCACTATTACTAAAAAACTTATCGGAAACTTTAGGATGGAAAATAAATGTTTCACCAATATCTAGTGATGATTTTCTATCATCAGTATTTGGTAATACAAATAAAATAGAATATCCTGGATTTTCAAGAGCGTTAACTCCAACTGAGCTTAATTATCAATTTTATCGTAACTTGATATTAAATTCCGCATATCTATTCAAATCAAAAGGAACAAGAAAATCAATAGAATTCTTACTCAGATTAGTAGGAGCACCTGAGGCTTTAGTTGAGTTCAATGAATATATCTATATAGCGGGGCAAAGGATCAATATGAAGGACTTTGACTCCAAATATCTTGACATTTCAGATGGTATTTTTGTGAGGGAAACACCAAACTTTTTAACAGGACCAAATTCTACTTTTACAATATATGGGAATGTGTATACTGCATTCACAATAGATGAAACATATCTCGCGGTAAGTTTGGATAGGGACCAATTTCCTGTTGATGATGATGGTTACCCAAAGGCACCGATAGATACTGAGGATTTTTATTTTCAAAAAGGGGCCGGTTGGTTTGAGTTAACAAAAGAACACCAAAGTTCACAACAAGTGAATGCAACCGCTAGTACCTTTACAGGTCAGAACACTGATGTACAAACAAGTTTTGAACCATTCTCATACGGGCAAAAATATTTGGATAGATTTAGGAGTTTTCCATTCATATCTGAAGGTTTCAAGTTAATCAAAACTCAAGATAATAAAAAAAGTTGGCCATCATCTGACACAGATTTGAGAGTAGGGAATTCTTCAGTAAAGTTTGATGCTTACTACTATGTTGAAAATGAAAAATATATCTTAAACGTTAAAAACGTTGATATATTCATGAATCCCGGACAAGGATTGGTTTATGATGTGTGGGCAATGTCTAACAAATACGATTATCCAATACCAAGTACCGGATTGACATCGCCATATCCTAAACCTGACGGTGTGGATTGGACAGTTATAAATCCACAACCACAAAGAAGATCTTTCTTTGAGTTTGCTCAAACTTTTTGGTTGAATATGATTAATGTTAGAAATAGACAATTCATTTCTGACGGAAAAACAGGGGGGTATCCGACTTTACAATCAATTTATTTCAGATACTTGGAATCATTACAAACTGTCAATATTCCGAATGATAATTTCACATATAAAACAATGATTGATTATGTGAATGGTCTCGGTGACTATTGGGTTAGGTTGGTAGAACAAATGATTCCGGCAACAACTATTTGGATGACCGGAATGAAGTTTGAAAACTCAATATTCCATAGACAAAAGTTTGTTTATAGATTGCAGAGAGGATGTCCGATTATACCTGTACCTTGTGATCCGTGTTTCTTCATTACTTCTTTATATGATTATAATTGTTTTGATGAAAGTGTTAGTTGTAGTGTTTATCCCACACAACCGTTTAATGTGATTTTAAGTGACATAGTCAACAATTACCAATCTACAAATTCTTTGGTTTGTAGCTTGAACACATTGAAGACAAATTGGTATTTGAATCTAAAACTTGATGGGCAAAATTTGATAAATGAATTATTTTATGTTGGTGAAGGTAATTTAGATGTCCCAAATAATCAAATTTGGAAAAATTCTTTGGATAGTTATTTACCTCAATTGATTCAACAAGGTTTATATTATTCAATTAGTGGAAATACTTTATATATTTATAATTCGGGTTGTGATAGTTACCTGAATAATAAAAATCTTACTATAAACATAGGGATTGATTTTTCAATAAGTTGTAATTAATGAGTATTTTATTTAATAGTTCGGTTACTGGAGATTGTCAGAATCTAAATGTTGGGGCCTTGAGTTTGACTCCAACATCAGGGGTGTCACCATATATTATTGATTGGCAAATTCCAAATTTGGGTATTGATGCTCCTGTTACGACTTCATTAAGACAAAACTTATCGGCCGGTACTTATTTAGTTCTTATTACAGATTCTACCACACCTGGATCCCCCAACACACAATATGTTTCCTTATCAATATCGTCAGGAGTTTGTTTAAATACTGAATCAATTGATACAAGTTGTGGTTTGAACAATGGACAACTCGGAGTTACGGCAACCACAACAAGTTCAAATGCTAATTACTATCTTTATAGTTTAAGTAATGGTTATATCACTTCGGCATCTTCAGTAATTGGTTATTATTATTTTACAAATCTTTCCGCCGATACGTATTATGTTAATGTATTTGATCAGGGGGGGTGTTCAGGAACAACTTCGTCTTGCATTGTTCAAGGATCTGATGAACTTGATTTTGGGTTCTTCGTTGTTAATAATTCATTTTGTGCTGGCAGCCCAACAGGAAGAATTTATGTTACCGGTCAGACAGGGACTCCACCTTATAGTTACTTGTGGTCTAATCTACAGACAACACCATCTATATCAGGATTGACACCGGGCGTTTATGACGTTACGATAACAGATTCTCAAGGATGTGTGAAAACAAAGTCAACTGTTGTTGGCAGTGTTAATCCATTATCAATCATCAATTACATAACTACATCACCTGGTTGCTTTCAATCAGATGGTCAAATAATTGTTAATATAAGCGGGGGGACCGGACCTTATTATTATTCACTTTCAAATGGTGCTTACGATATAACTTACTCACAATCTGTAGCATTTAGTAATTTAGGACAAGGAAGTTATACAGTTGTGGTTGTTGATGCGGGTTTGTGTAGTGTTACTGGTACAACTAGCTTATCCACAATTGATGCTTTTAGTGTTGTGAACTTAACACCAAGCGGATCAACTTGTAATAGTAATGACGGAAGTGTTAATATAACTTTACTTGGCGGATTAACGCCTTATACATACCAACTGACTGATTCATCAGGTAACACCCAATCTGTCACAACTAATTCCATTTCAAGAACATTTACTAATCTTAGTACAGGTGTATATACAATAAAAATCACTAATCCTAGCGCTTGTATTTACCAAAACACCTTTACAATAACCAATACAAATAAATTTAATATATCTACTTCTGTTTCAGATGCTTCATGTGGGTTATCTAACGGAAGTGTTACTATAAATGTAGATACACCAGGAATTTACTCATATTACTTGAATGGATTGACATTCTTAAATACATCAAACACTACTCATTCCTTCAATGCATTAACGGCAGGAATTTATAACTTAGAAGTCAAGGATTCTACAGGATGTTCTCAAAAAAATGTCATTCAAGTCAAAACTACTCAATCAGTTGATTTTACATTATTATCCACGGGTTGTGGTTCTGGTTCAGAAGGAACTATCACATCTCTTATTACATCAGGAGTTCCACCATACACATTTCAATGGTCTTCAAACGTTAATGGACAAACCGGTATATATGTGACAGGTTTAACTGCTGGAACATACTCTTTAAAATTAACAGATTCAAATAATTGTTCAACAACTAAAAATACCAACGTTGTTTGTCAAAAAAAATATTTTTCTTATCAAACATACGAAGTATGTGATGGTATTTTCACCCAAACTGCCGCAACAAAAAATGGGATGTTTGAAATGTTAAATCAAGGTTATCTTGATCTGATTTCAGGTGAAACTAATTGTAAACTAAATAGTGCGGTATTTTATTTAGAGGTTGATGTTGCTGGAACTGCTTATACTAAAAATTTATTCACAACTACAAGTTTATTGTCTTATCCTTCGGATCAAGATTATATCAATGGATTGAAGAGTGTATTAGAAGGAATTACGGGTATTGGTTCTGTTATAATAGATGTGACCAACAATACCATCAAAGTAAGTTCTGATTGTTCCTATTTATTGTCTAACAAAAATATAAAAGTTAGTTTGGAAATTGATTATGATATATGTTGTGTGGAACCAACACCAACTCCAACTAATACACCCACCAACACTCAAACTCCAACAAACACACCTACTAATACCGAAACTCCAACAAACACTCCAACACAAACTAACACTCCAACCAATACAGAAACACCAACTAATACGCCAACTCAGACTTCTACAAGTAATACTCCTACACCTACGCCAACCCCCAATGAAACTCCCACACAAACACCAACAAGTCAAACTCCCACTCCGACACCGACTGAAACCTCAACTCAAACACCAACACCTACTCAAACCCCAACTCAAACCACAACTCAAACATCTACACCAACGCAAACTCAAACACAAACACAGACACCTACCACATCAATAACCCCATCGCAAACTAATATTGCGGGATGCGGCGGAGCTTGTTGTACACCAACCATATCTTCTGTTCAAACAACTATATCCGGACAGTACCAACTGACATTTAGTGTTGGAGCTTGTTCAAATAGTTGTGTAACCAATGCGATAGTTTATTACAAAAAATCTTACCAATCAACATATTCGTCAACATTTGTATCAATAAGTAGTTAC